GGACTCGTAAGAACAAGGTTTGTGCCATCTCCAACGGGCATATAAGCATCCGTCATGGTATCTGTCAGGTCAGCAAGAGACACGTTTGTTGCTGTGGCCGTTGCCGCATAGAACCGTCCAGCTCCATCGCTCTTCAGCACTTGCCCCGCCGTCGCCAATGCGCCTGTGCTGAGTACGATTACCCCCGTCCATTGGTTGCTGGCCGTCCACACGTTGTTGCTCCCCAACCACGAATCGGCAACACCCGCGCCGGTAGAGTCTGCGCCCCACGCCACCCCACCAGCGCCATCGGGCTTGAGCACGAGCGCAGTATTCATGTTCGTTGTGCTGTGGGCTCCGGCTTCGATGGTTGTGTTTGTGTGGATGGTTAGGTTGCTCTGCACGGTCGCCGTGGCAAGCGAGAGATGGTTGCTTTGGGATGACAGCAAAACATCTGATTCCGACTTGGTGTAGACGTTCGTGATGTCTGTTTCCGTTGCAACTGCAAAGCGGTTAGTGGTGTAGGTCGTGTTGGTGGTGGCGGTGTAGGTTACATCAAAAAGGGATACGCCACCAATATCTGTATCAAACTCCAAACTTGAAATGGTGGGGCTACCAAAAACTGTCCAACCATTTGTTACCGGAGAGACGGAGGTTGCATACGAGGCGGCAAGAGCATTAGTGTCGATATATAATGTTCCCCAAGCATTTGTCCAATACTCTGTGACGGTGACAACCTGATCGAAGGTAAAGTGTGTTCCGTTCGTTGGCGGGGTATCCTCTCCGGGTTCGTGATAAGGGTAGTTGCCTACCTCATACCACTCAGAGGTTGTGGTAACCGAGCTCACCTGATACAGCCAGCCCGTGCCGCCGTCCGTGGCAAGCCATGCGTTCGTGTCGCTCTGGATCGTGCGCAAAGCATCACCAAGCGTGAGGTCGGCGACTGCGGCAACAACGATGTTGGAAAGAGTTGTAACACTAGCCAACGCCGCAGTATCCGCCTCCGCGTAAATCGGGGTCCCGGTGGCGTACCCGGCCTCGCCGTGGTCACCCCAGCCGTAGGCTGTATCCCACTCGTCAGCATTCCACGCCGCATCTGTTGTCTGCACCGCGGTTGAGGCGAGCGCAACGGTTTGGGTGTAGGTCTCGTCGAGCGGGTAAGCATCAAGCAAGGCGGCAATGAGTCCGGCGGCTGTGCCTGTGGTGTCATAGATGCCCGAGGCGGTAAATGCTGCCGATCCGAGTGCATCGAGGTACGCTTGCACGTCCGAGTATAGATTCGTGGTGCTTACCTCGCTGGCTAAGATTGCTCCTGTGGCGGTTGAGATGGCGAGTCTGTTTGTTGTGCTTACGGTGTTGGTCGTGGCGAAAAATGTGGCCAAAAATATGGATGCATAGTTGGGAGGCTCTGTCAAAGTGGATTCAAAAACAAAACTCCCGGAACTCTCATAACCGGGCCAGTACTGTCCATCCGCATTGCCATATGCTTCAATCCGGCCGCCTTCTGCCGCGTCGAACTCTAAATATCCCCACGAGTTTGTCCACTTATGCGTTATGCCGACTATTCCCCCATAGATAAATTTTGCGCCATCATCAGGGGCAATAGCACTTCCCGGCTCGGTTAGGGGTGTTGATACCTCGTACCACTCCGAGGTCGTCGTCTCCGAGGTCACCGTGTACACCCAGCCCGTGCCACCATCTACTGCTAACCATGCGTTTGTGTCGCTCTGGATCGTGCGTAGGGCGTCTCCAAGCAATAAGGCATTGCTGATAACGGTATCTGCGGCTTGGTAAGCGGATACAAGGTTGTTGCTCTGGGATACCAACAGCGCGTCCACTTGGTTCGTGAGGTAGTAGCTGATGAGGTTTGTCGTGCTTGCGCTTACTGAGGAAGTGCATACATAGGATTGAACCCAAGCATAGGTGGGAGTGATGTTGCTGTAGGCGTTCACCCAGTCGTATGCTACATCCCATTCTGCCGTGTTATTGGTCCCATAGGAGTAAATCAATAATACTGAGGTTGTGTCTCCTATGGTGTTTGTTGTGTCCCAGGCGCTCCATTCTCGGGCGATTGTTCCCCTGGCCAGAGATTTGTATTGCGTTGGAGTGGTTTCTTGCACTTGGCTGAGTTCGGCATAATAGGATGACGATACCGGGATATTGGTACTGGCAATGGTAAGTGTTGCGTTGGTGCTACTTTTTATCGTGAAAGGCCCGGCTTCGAACGCGATGGATCCCCCCTCTTCTTTGAACATTCTTAATAGAACATTTCCGTCTGATACGCTGAATGGCCACGATACATCCATTGCTTCTGTTCGCGAGCTCCACACCCATTCAAATGCGTCCCAATCGGCTTCCCCAGATGTTGCTGAGAACGTTTCGGTAGATGTGTGAGGCGTCAAAGCCACTGCATTCAAAGAGAAGACTGCGGTGGCTATGATGGCGAGAATAAAGATTTTGATGTTTATCATGGCGTCGGCTCTCCCTCTGTCTGTTCGCGTTGGCGTGCTGGGTCTTCTTGAAGCAACTGAACAACGACAAGCTCAACCAGTTTGTTTCGAAATTCATCTATGATTAAGACTGTATCTCCTACCGCGGTCACGTCTGAAGGCAATGATGTGGTGACGGTTGAAACGTATAGGCAATGAGGGGATTGTGTTGCAAGCGCCCTGATTCCATCATTGATCGGAGTGTAAAAGTAGGCAACTAGCCACTGATACGGATATATGGTGTCTCCCAATTTTGCTCTGGCGTCGTCAACGATGTTCTGTACGGTCATGCTCATAATGCTATCCCCGTGCTTCCGTCTCTGTATTGCCTGGCTATGTCGGCTTTTGCTTTGCCAATTCCATTGCGAAACTCTCGGTATGATCGGTCTGCGCCTGCGGGATCGTTCCAATCTGATTTGGGGATGCTCTTGAGTGTGTGCATCGCTCCTGAGAGGATGGTTTCTGCGTAGATATTTAGCACCCAGTCGCTCATATCTGTGGCATTAAGTTGTGGTACTAGGATTACAGCAACGTCAAGACCACTTGTTACGTCATCAGAGGGGGCCGTGTCGAATTCGAGTATGTTTGTGTTTGGATTAAATGAGTAAATACGCCAGTTCTGTATTTGCCCCTTGTCTCCGTCGTCGACACCATCCTCTGAATTCCACCGCACCTGAACGACTGCCTCAATACGGGCAACGTAGGTTACTCCTCCCGTGATTGGGCTCAATGTGTACTCTTTTTCGTCTTCTTCTAGGTCGTAGGCTGTAAGGTCTTCTCTCCATACTCGGGATTTCTCGCAGAACTTACGTCCGGCTTGAATGATGTGCTGGTTGAATAAGGGCTGAGGGCAGCCCGGAAGCTCCGCATGAGCGAACTTAAACATATCGCTGAAGTCTGCTATACGCGCCATCGGGTTGCCCTCCTTGTTTTAATGAGTTAGCTGTTCGCATGTTCGCGAGCATCTATCTCTTGGTCTCTAATCGCATTGCCAGTTTTCTTGAATTCTTCAAACTTTTCGCGTGTGACTTCGCGAATTCTCTGATACATAAACTTTCGAACCTTGCCAACGATCTTGCGGTCGTGTCCGGGTTTCTGTTCGTACTGGTTCTTTACCGTGTGGTCTGCTACTTCAAGGTAGCTACCGGGAAGAATTACTTCTTGATCACGCTTTGATAAAATGGTTGTTCCGTTGAGGCCCAAAGGAACATCATCTTCGTCGTTCGGGCTTGTCTTTGCCTGGAATATGACAACATAGAACTTTGTGCTCTCGTGGTCTTCTGGAACTTTCGATTTTGTTTTTTTCGTTTCGGCTGCCTTCTTCAGCATGTCTTTCATGCCGTTTGGCAGTACCGATAGATTGAAGATACACCACCCGCCTTGCTGCTCATATGCCCGGAAGAATTCAGGATCCAATTCCTCCTTCTTAATGTATTCGTTTGCGAGTTTCTTACTTGTGAACGGGTTTCCGTCAGGGGCCAGTGTCATTGGTTGGTTTGGGGACGTGCTCATGGGCTTTCGCTCCTATTTGCCCTCTCGGGCGGTTGGTAAAAAAGGGGGGCTCGTTGTGAGCCCCCCGTAACGTTTCTGTGGGGTCTCGGCCTAGTCGTCAAACAAGTAGGCTTCGAAGTATTGAACTTCGTCGTTCGCGTTGATAGGCGTTGCCATGCTCAACTTGAACCCTGCCAGCACAACTTGTCCAACCGTTTGCGGACTGTAATCAAACTTCGGTCCGATGTATCGAACACGTCCAGCAACGACTGAGCGGCTGAGTGTGACTTCATCGTCACCTTCTCCCTGTGTTGCGGTCAATGCTTCGATATACAGCTTCTCGATGATCTTGATACGGCCATAGCCGGTCTCAATATGAATCGGGCTTCCGGCACCAATGTAATCGCCGGTCACGTCTTCATTAAAGTGACCTGTTCGATTTCCGGAGGTATCCAGCGTCCAGGTATCAATCGTATCGGCAACGGCATCGCCGCTTCCTTGATTTGGCCCAGGCATGGCGTCTGTTCCATAACGCCAATCGCTGTCTTTTTTGACGAGATAGACACCCTCACCAAAACCCGTGGTCGTCTGCAATGCAGATGTGAGCATGACTCCACCTTCGTAGGGCTGAATGCCTGCGCCTGCAACTTGGCTTGCCAACGTGGTTGTTCCATCGGTATCCAAAAGTCCTTCAGTCATTGCAGCAATACGCATATTCTTCGTCCAGATGAGCGAAGGTCCGGCGGCGGTCGTGATATCGCGAACGATAACCTTGTCGGGTACGAAACCAAGTCCGATGAAAAGGTCGGCGCCGGTCCCGTTGAATGTTCCAGTAATGCACTTCATTTTGAAGTCTCCTTATTTTGCTATTGAAACGATGGGCTAACCCCTCAACTGAGGGGCTTTACCCGTTATGGTCGGTCTATGCTGGGTTCGCTGTGCAAGCGCACTCGAGTCGTGCAATCCAAGACTCGTTTGTGATGGCGCAAGCATACATGGTCTTCCATGCAACACTTCCACGCTGCCCGGAGGGATCTCCGCCACGAGGGGTGTTAGGATTCAGAACCATGATGTTCACTGCCGTTCGTCCCTGAAGGCGAACACAAGCGTATGCATCACGAGCCACTACGATTACCGGGTAAACATCGGCCTGAGTCGCGCCTGATGGTGCCGTGCCGTTTGCAAGGTAAGTCGTACCTGCAAGACCGGAAGCGTCCCATGGCTCGAAGTTCGGTGTCAGGATGAAGCGAACGTTGAGCACTGCGCCCATCTCGCCAGCCGTGGCCTGTCCTGGGTTGCCATACGAAACAACGGACTCAAAGCCCGTCATGGCGCGAATGTCTGCATCCAAGTCTGTGCTACCCATAGCATAGAACCCTGGGAGGATACCGGCTGTGCTGATCTTCTCTGATGGCGCAATCATCCGAGAAATTGGAGATGCGTTGGCTCGGTTGAATGCCCGAGTAATCAGATGAATGTCACTTCGCTTGGGTGGTGCATTCACGAGCGAACGTGATGCAACGCCTGAAGCATAAAACACGTTCGATCCACCCTTGAGTGTATCAATCGTAATCGCTTCAATGACCTTCGCAAACTGTTCGCCACTCTTGCTGACCATTTCCTTTAGGATCGGGTCTTCATGGGTGTCTTGAACAATGTCGGTCAATTCGACAACATCACCAAATTGCTGCAACGTTGCAACATAATCGGTGAACGGCATTCCGTGACCTGCCGGCGTAACGCCTTCAGCCATCGGGGCGGTCGTTACAGCAAAGCTGTGGTAACGGCGCCATTTGCGGACCTTGCCGCTGTTCTGGGGCTGCGTGTCCATCTGCGCAAATCGCTGAGTGACAAGCAGAGGTTGTCCGACGCGCAAAAGACGCTTCACGCATTTGACTCCCACTCGCTCGGAGATATCTCCTGTGGTGTTTATCGCCATGGTATCCTACCTTTTCTGTTGTGCTTTCGAGCTCGCGGTCTCATAGGTCCTCTGGCGGTCAAGCGTGTTTTTTCTTCTACGGTTTAAGGAATTGGCTTTTGGTGTTGCAATAATGGCACAACACCTCAATATGCGTTCCGCTTCCTATTTCTCCTGCAAACAAGGGGCGAGCACAACGTGTGCATTTGAAGAATACGTTCTTCACTGCCCCTATTGGTGGAGTAGGAACATCCCACTCGCTATTTCCAACTGTTAGTCGATCTTTCGGCATTAGATGTCCTCGTCCTTGTCATCTTCATCCCAAGCAGCATCAAGGTCTGCTTTTGAGTTCCCCTTGCTGTCCGGAGTCGCCACGGACTTCTTCTGGCGGGTTGATGCGCTGTGCAATTTATCTTTAGCGGCTTTTTTTGCTCGCTGTGCTTCTTTGGTTGCCGCGGCTTTTGTCTGTTCTTCGGATGGTGCCGCTGTCTCAATTCCGGCTTCGGCTTTGTATCGAGTCAGAATAGGATCCGCTTCTTTCGCATCGCCTATGGTCGCGATGTAATCCTGCAACGCCTGGCTTTGCTCTCCGGTCCACTTGGCAAATCCATCTGAATTGATGATCTCGCCTGCATCGGTGTGGCCGTACTGATCTTCGCCCAATTCGCTGTAGAATGCATCCTGAGCTGCGGCAAGGTTTTGCTGTTCAATGCTTTCGTGAATCGGATTCATCTGAGCTGTCACATTGTCTCGGAGGTGTCCGATCATCGTCTTCATGCCGTTTGCAATCTCTGGGAATTGCTCTGCAAACTCTCCAATGGTTTTTGGCATTGGTGACTCTTCTGAACCTCCGTCACCGATTTCAATGTCCTTTAGGTCTTCCATCATGCCATCAATGAACTTGGTCCGATCGGCGGTAACTGCTTCTGAAGCCTTCAGTTCGGCTGCGGCCTTCTGCTCTTCGGTGGGCTGGGCATTTAGGGCTTCTGCGGCTGCGGCTGCTTCGTCTGTGATCTTCTTGGCATCTGTGATCTTCTGTGCTGCGGCTTCTGTGGCCTTTTCTTCGTCAGTCTTTTCGACTACTGCGGTGGCTGCTGCTTCTGCGGCTGCTTTCTCTTCCGGGGTCTGAGTCTCGGCTGCGGCTGCTGCGGCCAATTCTTCTGGGGTCTTTTCGTCTTCCTTGGGCGCAACAACGTCGTCATCACTTTCGAAGTCAGCATCAAGCTGCTCGTCTGTGACTTCTACGGCGTCTTCAGTAGGCTCTACTACTTCAGTTGTGTCGACCTGCTCTTGGGCTATGTCTACCATGATATGTCTCCGGTTCGGGTTTGGTTAGCGGTTAAAAACTTCTATTCGTTTTGTACTTCTTGCGTGGTTACTTCCGTATAAATAACGACAGAATAAGACTTGGTTGTGATCCCAGTTTCAACATCCGTTGATTCGCTCTTGTTAATCCGCATTTTGGTCGGGCGGTCGGCGGCGGCTGTCTTCCTCCACATGTCATACAGCTTTTCCATAATGGCAAATACGATCTTTCGAACATCACCTGTGGTTGCATTGGCCTCAGTATCGGTCAGTTCTGTGAGTGCCACCGGGCGGTTGATTGTGTGAGTGCCTGTCCCATTATCCGTTAGCGTAACAACGGTTCCGCCTAATGTTGCTGATACTGTCATCGTTGCTACTGCGGGGACGGTGAGAACATAGTAGTCTGTCAATAGAGAAAGTCCTGCTGGAAGGGTGCCAGTTGTGGTGAACTGTACTACTTTCCCGATTGTCAAGCCGTGAGAAGATCCAACTGTCAGAACACCAGTAGCGAATACAGAAGTTACCGTATCAATGTCTACTCTACCCGAAGTGAGCGATGCCGTTTCCAGACCGATCACGCTTGATGTTAGGTCGTATCCTGCGCCAAACCATGTGGATGGTACTTTACTAAAGGCCATGACTGTTCTCCTTTGTTTATCTTTTCAAACTGGTAGCGGGTATGGGTATTGATCCCATCAACCTGGGTTATGAGCCCTGGCATCGCACCTGCGGATCACCCGCATCAAAATTTGTTAATCAAATACAACAGCGCCACTAGATACGG